CTTGAAGGTGTAGGCCAGGTCGCCGACTTCCACGCCAGAGGCGTACTTCAGGCGCTGGAGTGTATCCATGAACTTTTCCATGTCCTTGTCGGACACCCCCATGGATTCGGAGAACTTCGCCACGTGTGTGGCTGCCTCGGCGAACGGCAGCTTCATCAAGCTGGCGAACTTGGCGGCAGCCGCCCCCGCGCCACCCAGAATGACGTTGGTCTGCACCCCCTGCTCGCGCAGAGCGATGAACATCTCCAGCATGTCCTTTGTGGAGCCGGGGAGGTCTGTGCCGAGCTTCTCGGCCAGGGCATTCAGCTTCTCGAACTCGGACCCGACTGAGCCGGTTGAGTCCATCAGGGTTGTGCGGAGCCGCCGTTGCGCCTCCTCGAGGTTGGCGAAGCTCTGTACGGTCTGCTGGATGCCGAGAGCGCCGACCGCCCCTGCTGCGGCCAGCGGCTTGCCGATATCCTTCATCTTTTCACCGACCTTACCTATCGCCTCCATTTTGCTTTTCAGGGCGGCGACCTTTTCGGTGAGGGTCACCACCGACTTCTCCACCTCTCCGAAAGCGCTGGTGATTTTGCGCATGGGGGCGGTGGCTTGGTCGATGGCGGTGAAAAGCAGTCCGAATTTTACGAGGTTATTGGCCATGGTCGGCGTTCCGGTTCAGTTCCGTGATGTAGTCGCTGGTCTGGCTGACCCAGTATTCCAGCTCTTGCGATGTCATTTTTTCGATGTGGTCGATGCCAAATCTGCCTTCGCGGGCGAGGTAGACGACAAGGCGTCCGATTCCGGCAGAGCCGCTAAACCGATTTCCTGCGACAACTGCAAAAAATCGGGTAGCGACATCCGGCGCAAATCCTCCGGCACGAGCTGCCGACCGTCGAACGTGGCAACCAGCGACACCAACGCCACGAGGTATTCAATTCCCTCGCCCTTACCCGCCAGGCGTTCCGCCTGAAGCATGTCGGCCACGGTCGGCTCTCTGAACTCCACCTCTGCGAAGACAAGTGCGTCCGCCGCACTTTTACGCGTAATTTTCATACGATTCCCCTTTTCTGGTTGTTTTTCGGGGTATACCTACCCCTTGACCGCCCCGCGAAAGCCCGCCACAGGGCAAATATGGAAGCCGCTTATTCCGGCGGGGCTTCCGCCTGCTCATCGCCAGTATCCCGTCCCTTCCGCTGTGCCAACTCTAACAGCGTCATCAGGTTGGCCGTCGCCTTCACCGCCATGACCCGGTAAGGGCACTCGGGGTGATCGGCCAGGTCCAGTTCTATTCCCCGCAGTACATTGACCGCAGGAAACAGCAGTCGGTTAACCGCGTCTCTGAGCGTTTCGCCGGTTTGCATCGGTTAGCCGCCGATGTTGGTACGGTACTGCGCCAGCACATCCTCGCCATCCACCTTGTAGATGTTCTCCAGGATGTCGATCTCGAAGATCACCTGCCCTTCGATCTCCATCTTGGCGTAATACACGGCAAGATTGGTCTCGAACTCGGCGTTGTCATGCTGCTTGAAGTTGCCGAGAGGGAAGTCCTTGAACACGCCGGTGAGGTACACAGCCACCGGCACCTCGGCGGTGCGCCCCTGGCCGGTGTAGGTTTCCAGCGACGCGCGCGCCTGGAGTTGGACGCTCTTAAAGGGGGTGGCTGCTTTTTTCATGACCTCGCTGTAGAGGGAGGCCCATTTGATTTTGCACTCCAGCTTGTCGATACCGCTGAAGAACTCCGCCTTGCCAACCATCCCCAGCGCCTTGTGCTCGGCCAGGGCATGCTTGATCTGGGGGAGGTTGATCTCTTCCGCCCGCCCGAGGAAGCTGTTGCCGTCGATGTAGACGTTCGCATTCGTGATGCGGTTGATCTTGATGTTCGCCATTTTCTATTCCTCCATCGGGCGGGTGTTACCCCGCCCTTCGTGGTTTATTTCAGATTCTTCAGCAGGTCGATGTTGATGTACGACTCGAAGGTGATCCGCTCCGCCGGGGTCGGGGGCATGAACTCGATGTCGAAGGTGATGTGCCCCAGGGCGATCTCGGTCGGCGGGTTCTTGGCCGCGTCATAGCTGCACTTCCCGTCGATCAGCGCCCCGCGCCCGATCAGGGTGCGGATGAAAGCATTGACGCTCTCGCGGATGGAGTCGATCAGCGCCTGGTTGATGGGGTAGTCCATGAACTGGAGCATGGAGTACTCCACCGACTCGTGGAGGATGTCGGCGGTCCGCTGGACGTTGATGAAGTTGTCCGGCGAGGTGAGCGACGGCCAGGCCGCCGTCCGGTTCCCCCAGGTGCGGATACCAGAGCCGAAGCTGTTGAAGATGGTGGTGATTCCCTGTTCGTTCAGCAGGTTCACCTCCGAGGTGGGGTCGTTTATCATGGCGGTGAGCTGGCGCTCCACGCCGGTAATCCCCTTGATCTCGGTGTTGCTGGGGCTCCACCAGTACCCGCGCTCGTTGTCCTTGGCGGCGATCACCCCGGCCAGCCGCTGACTGTACGGCTCCAGTGTCTCGCTGTCGGTGGCCGCGTCGTACACCTTCAGGTGCGGGTAGCAGAGGACCAGCCGCTTGCTGGCGAAGTTGAAGTTGATGGTGCCGGACGGCCCCCGCCCGGTAATGGCATCGGTCACGGTAGTGCCGATGGGGGCGTCCACCAGCGCCATGCCGCGCACGGTACCGGCGGTGGCGTCCATCTCGGTCGCTACACTGACCTGTGTGCAGTACACCGGGGCGATGAGGATCTTCGGGAAGAAGCCGAACAGGGTGTAACTGTCCTTCAGCGCCTTGAGGCCGGTGCGGTTGCCGCTGGCATCCACGGCGCCGATGATGTCCGAGGCAAGCACCTTGGTTGTGTCGGCGTAATCGTAGGAGACCTTCAGCGACTGACCGGCGGTGATGGTGCCGGAGGCAAGCCGGGTGATGACACCGTTCACGGCGTCCAGGGTGTAGTCGGTGTCCTTGACGAAGGTGGTTGTCCCGGCGGAGTTATTGACCGCCACGTTGCTCACGCCGATATGGGCGAGGGTCGCCTTATCGTCAGTACCGGGAGTCACCGCTTCGTCAACCACGCTGCTCTTATGGACAGCAGGGTCTAAGACGTTGATGACGATCACCGTCCCGGCCCCCTGGTCGAAAATGGCGTCCAGGGCCTGCGGAATGGTATAGCCCTCAACGGCACTGCCGAAGTATTTAGCCGCGTCGCGGTCGGACAGCACTAGCACCGGCTTGTTGACCGTCTGGTCCGCCGCATCCGCCTCATAGATGGGAGCGGTGCCGACTAGGCCGATGACCGCCGATTTCACCGTCTGGACGGGGCGAGCACCCCTATTCACGACTATGGTTTCAACTCCGTGAAGAAAATTAGCTGGCATTGTCCACTACCTCCTTTGCCTTTTTCTTGGTCTCTTCCGGCGGGGCAGCCGGGGCCGGGGCCTCGGTCAGGTATCCCAGCGCCGCCAGGGTTTTTACGTACTCGTTATCTTCCGGCAACTCCACCGTGCTGTTCGGGTGGAGAAGCACCTCGCGGCCATCGTCCAGGGTCACCCCGGACATGGGGCCGCTGTATGTGTAGGTCTTGTCTGCCATTTGTGGCCTCCGTTATGGGATGGTTGTCACGTCCCCAAAATTGTCGGACGTGGTGAGCTGCTTCAGGAATGGCAACACTTCATCATCGGGCACCTCCACCGCCGGAATGATGGTGGCGAAGGTGGTGGAGCACTGCCATATCCCCTGCTCCTGTACGGGATCGGCGGTCTTGACCGGCCAGAACTTGGCGGTGCCGGGGATGCGGTAGCCGGTCAGGGCCAGCCGGACTGCGTCCAGGTAGTTGTAGAGGCCGCTGCCGCCGCGCAGCCGCTTCATGATCAGGACGATCTCGAACTCCACCTGGCTTTCCTGAAGGATGACGCCGATGTCCCGCACCTCGTTGAAGACGGTGCCGGAGTACCGCACCAGCGCCACGCCGAGGTTGTGGTTGAAGCGGTAATCATCCGGCCTCTCCGGGAACCCCTCTGCCGCGATCTCGGGGAGGTTGGCGGCGATGCGCGCCGCGAGTGCTGCTTCGATATCGGCTATGGTCATGGCGCATCCACCTGTAGAATCACCCTGGTTATCCCCTTGCCGTCCGGCTCCAGGCCGACAATCTCGTAATCGATGCCGCCGTAAGCGGCAGTCCAGCTATAGTCCACCCCCACGATGTCCCCGCTCTGCACCAGCAGAAACGAATGGTTGTTTTCGTGCTGGGAGTCGAGGGGGTAGACCTCGCTGTTGATATAGAGGTCGATAACCAAAGCTGCTTTGTCGGCGAAACCGGCCCGCTTGAACATGACGGTTTGGTCGGCGTCGGAGAAAAACAGCTTGGCATCGGCGGCAAAGTCCACGGCTTATTCCTCTTCCTGCTGCTTCTTACCCTTCTTGGCGGGGGCGGACGTTTCCTCGGCGTGGGCCTCTTCGGTTTCCACCGCCTCGGCTGCCCCGGAGGCTATCAGCTCCTCGGCGTGGGCCTCTTCGGCGTCAAACATTTCACCCGCCTCGGTGTATGCGCCTTCGGACTTGATCCCCTTAATTCTGTTTAGTGCAACGAGTTTCATGGTTCCTCCGCTTCATCCACTGCCGGATGGCTGTTAGTTGACCTTCGCGGCCACGAATGCGTCGGGCTGATTGAGGGCGACGAGCGGTGCCGACTGGAGCATGAGCCACTGGATGGAGGGATCGTCGGTCAGCCACGTCTTCGGGTAGAACGGCGCGGCGATGAGGGTGCCGCCCAGGTCGTTGAGCGCCTTCATGTCCTGGATCGCGCCATACAGCTTGCTGTTCTGGGCGCGGGTGTTGCCGCAGATGACGGTGCCGGAGGGGAGCATCGGCTTTTCGGTGCCATCGGTGTCGTCCACGTACCACTCGGCGTAGACCCAGATGTCGCAGAAGACGATGCCGTCGCTGATGGTGCCGCAGAAGGCTACGCCGTCCTCGATCTGCTGCGGGTCGATCTGGCCGGTCTGGATTTTGAACCGGGAGAGGAGCGCCGTGTTGCCCTGGACTTTCGGATGGTTGATGAAGAGCTTCCAGGCGTCCGGGTCCATGACGATGGTGTTGCACGAGAACCCGGCGTCCTTGAGGGTGAGGAGGCACCAGTCGGTCAGGTCCTGGGGCGGGTTGGAGTTGGTGGTGTCACTCCACTTGGCGGTGCTGGTGAGCGTCACCTTGTGGCTCGCCGCCATCTGGAAGTCGATGACATCATTCACCCCGTCGCCCACCACATTGATGGTGCCGGTGGTGAGGGCGCTAGCGGCCATCCACTCCTCGCGGCGGGTGATGGCATCCTGGAGTTCCAGCAGGTCCTTGGCGAGCACGGCTGCCGCTCTGTCACCGGAGGTCTGGCCGCCGGGGTAAACGACGGTCCCGGCGGGACGGGTGAGGAGGTCGCCTGCGGTGGTCGGGCGCTTCGGCTTGACGTAAGGCGGTGCGTAGCTGTTGGTGGAGTAGCCGAACCGCTCCATCACTTTCCCCTCCATGACGGGGGAGACGAAGGGGGCCATGCGCCGCTTACCCTTATAGATGTCGATGTCCACGGTTTTGGTGTCGAATTGCTGAAAACCCTTGAAGAAGAGGTCGAGGAGGAAGCGTTTGGGGCGCTTGAACTGGTTGACGGTATCCAGAAGGAACCTGGTATCGAAAAGATTGATCATGATTGTGTCTCCTTTGTGGTGTATGGGCAGGTTTTACGCCTTCACAGTGTCTTTCAGGTAGATGTCAATGCCGCGCAGTGCATCTTTGTGGGTGGCGGGGGTATCGGTGCCACCGAAGATGAGGGCGTTGCTGTTAAACTCGCCTGCGAGGTAGATCGGACAGGTCTTGTCAGCCGAGGTAGCGTCGGTGTCGGCTGCAAGGATGGCGAAAGCAACCTGGGAACCATCGGTGTTGGTGCTATTTGCCAGCGTCAGCTTGCCCGAGGCGGTGATCTTGCCAAGGACTGCTCCGCGCTTCAAGTCCTGCCCCGCGACGAGAGTGCCGCTATCGGTGATGATGTCCGCCGAGTCGCCCGCGAACAGGTGGTCATAGGTAAAAGTTTCCGTTGCCATATCGAATTACCTCCGTTTGTGGTTGTGTGGGTTACCGTCCGGCGTTGGCCTGGGCGATCATCTTCGCGGACAGGGACTTGGCCTCCGCTGCCTTGTCGCCGCCGCCCGCGCCTTCCTCCGCTGCCGGGGCAGGCTTCCCCGCGCCTTCGGCGATGTCTTTGGCCGCCTGCTGCCGAAGCGTCTCCTCGGCGAGGAGCACCTGGTGGGCCGCGCCTTCAGCGGTGGTCTTGCCGTCGAAGGCGAGAGACTGGAGCAGGTCCTTGTGGGCCGTTGCCGCTGCACCGGGGAGCGCCAGCACTCCCTGGATGCGGGCGCGTTCCGCGTCTGCTCCCTGTTTTCTGCCCTCTTCGAGGATCTCCGCGAAGAGGGGGGCGTGGTTTTGCTGCAATTCTTCTCTTGTCATGTACGCTGCCTCCTTCTTTGAATTTTCCGCCGAGGTGTTTCCCCTCTTCGCGGTTACTGATGTGCGCTTCGCTGTTGTGGCGCGGTCCCGCATCTGGCTTACCATCTCGTCAAACCCCATCATCCCGTCCGCGAGCCCCACGTCTATGGCCTGCCGCCCCGTGAAGATGCGTCCGTCCGCCATGGTGGAAAGGACTTGCTCGACGCTCTTGCCACGGTACTCGGCCATGGCGTTGACAAAGGCGCTGTACAGATAGTCGAGCCGTTCCTGGAGCACCCCCTGGTGTTCGGCGGAAAGAGGGGCGTAGGGATGCCCCGCGCCCTTGTAGCGTCCGGCGATAAGGACGGTGGTTTTGATGCCGTCCATCTCCTCCGCCTTCGAGACGTCCACATGCCGGGAGATGACGCCGATGGAGCCAAGCTCGGTGGTGTCGTTGCCGATCTGCACGTCGCCGGTTGCGGCCCCCAGCCATTGGGCCGCCGAGGTCATCATGCCGTCCGTCCAGGCCCCTATCGGCTTTACGGTGGCAAAGCGCCGGATCGCCTCGGCGGCGGTGGCGGTGCCGTTGGCTGTGCCACCGGGAGAGTCGATATTGAGCAGTGCCGCCACAACTTCAGGATCGGTCTCCGCCTGGCGCAGGTTCCTTTGAATGGCCTCGTAGGAGGTGAGGCCGGAAACGTCGCCGAACATGCTGCCCCGCTTGGCGATGGAGCCCATGACCGGGATCACCGCTACACCGTTCAACACCTGATACGGTTTCTCGGCGTTGTTGTTGAGCGGGCGGCCTATCGCCAGCTCCACGTCTTTCAACTCGGTGGCACTGAGCCTGCGCTCCTTGCGCTCGACATAGAGCCGCTGGAGCATTTCCAGGTGGTTCGGCTTGATCGCCCATGCGTCACTTAGCAATTCCAGAATGGTCATTGTCCCTCCATATCGCCGCCGTCATCCGGCTTTGATTCAATCGTTTCCTTAACCTGCGACGGTTCGTCCACCAGCCCACCCTCGCGGCGCATCCGTTCTTCCTTCACACGCTGGCGGTGCTTGGTCTCCCAGTCGCCGCCGGTAAGCTGCGCCGTCTCTTCGGCCCTCGTGGTGAAACCTTCCTCCACGCGCACCTTGGCGGCGTTGACATCTTTCAGCGGGTCGATCTGCCGCATGGCCGGACCATTCCACTGGCTCCCGAGCCAAGCGGCACGGATCATGGGAGAAGCGAAGAAACCGGGGGCCGCGATGGTCCCTGCGCCACTTCCTGTGCCATCCAGACGGCGTAGATGATGTCGCACACGTTGTCGACCAGGTCCGCACGCAATGTCATGAATAAGGCCCAGGCGTCGAGGAGCGCCGCGCGCGCCGCGCTGTAGCTGGCGGTGTAGTGCTTGATGAGCACCTCGAACGGGATGCCGGTGGCGACGCCGATCTGCCTCACCATGGCCTGAAAGAACGGGTCAAACCCGCCATTGGGACGCTTCGGGTCGGCGATAACGATCTCCTCGCCGGGGGCGAGGTCTACGATGGCACCGTTGCCGAGCTGCAAGTCCCCTTTTCCCTGGCCTGCGTCCTGACCGTAGGTGACCACGGGGGAGGCTCCGGGGGCCGGGATCATGTTCCCCAGGCCGTTGCCTCCGGGGGTCTTGACAAAGACGGTGAAGATCGCCGACACCACGGCGGCCATAAGCTCGGCCTGGGTGTAGCGT